CTGATCTTTTGATTCCGTTGCTCTCTCTCCTTCGCCCAACCCGAGGTCCTGATCCTCGTTGGCACTTTGTATAAAATAAAACGCAATAGCAGGAGAAATATATTTTCCATCGTAGGATACTCCCATACCAAACTCTGGATTGTACACACATTGGGGATCAACCAACCCTTCCTTAAATAAGGATTTTGAGGAACGCTCAGGTAAATCTATGTAAAACATCCACACTCATATATCTATGTGTACTAAATGTATATGCAGTAAATATGTAAAACATGCAATTTTTGGTTGTGACCTATTGCAAAAGGCCAGTGGGTGCTTCAATCAAAGAAGCATCTGGACTCCACAAGGAATTCCGTCCCTGGAAGCGATCAACCAATTGTCCCCATGTAGGGAGAGGGTAATCCATAGCAAGGAAATCCAAACCAGAATCATGTCTAATTTTCATCAACATGCTCCTCTTCTGGAGGAAAATCTCCTTACCATACCAAAAGTATTCAGAAGCAATACATACCAAGATCTGAGCAGCTTGCTCTTCTGGCGTAATGCTATCTGAGGGGATCCAAACTGTAGCCGTCTTCTCAAGAGATTCGTGCTCAATTGGACACACATGTGTTCCCAAATCTTCGTCATAACGCCAATACCTTTTCAGGAATGTCGCTTCCGTAATATGGATAAAAGGAACACTCTTTGCATCTTTATCTGCCATCGTGTAATCAACACCAATTTGGGCCAGTTGACCCTGAATTGCTGTATGATTAAACCACGAAGCCTCTAAGGATACACCCATGATATTATCATCTCCATATGTAAACAATGCTACAAAAACACGGAAATATAGGGCTGGATTCTCACAGGATTGTAACAAAACTACAAGTGATTTGTTTGAATTCCTTCGATCTTCCACAATGCCAATAAAACAGTATCTCATATACAATGAATTTGCAATACAGTTGATAATCACAGTCAATGGTTGACCTGATGGATTTGATCCAATCAATTCCAATAAATCACCATTGAAGTCCACCATTGGAAATGCTACA